CCACAGAAGCCACACGCCAGACGGTGCAGCTTCACACGATGGTGGGGACTATTCAGCCAGATATTGCCCGTGTGCTGGACATCGACGAGAAGACCCTGCGCAAGTATTACCGAGATGAGTTGGACCTGGCCAAAGCAAAAGCCAACGCTACCATTGGCGGGGCGCTGTTCAACAAAGCCAAGGCCGGCGACACCTCGGCTATGATATTTTGGATGAAGACCCAGGCGGGGTGGAGGGAGTCAACCAACATCGACCACACGAGCAACGGTGAAACAATAGGGAAGATTGAGCGTGTCATTATCGACGTTGCAAATACAGACACCTAGATGGGCTGTCCCTTTACTTAAGACAAACCGGATCAAGGGCGCAAAAGGTGGGAGGGCGTCGGGGAAAAGTCACTTCATGGCAGAAATGCTAGTTGAAGAGCACGTGAGGCATCCAGATTACCAGACCGTGTGCGTTCGAGAGATTCAGAGGTCACTCAAGTTTTCCGCGAAGAAGTTGGTCGAGGACAAGATTTCAGCGCTTGGCGTGTCTCACCTGTTCGATATAACCCTGACGGAGATCCGGCGCATAGGCGCAAAGGGTATTATCATATTCGAAGGGCTTCAAGATCACACAGCGGACTCAATTAAATCCCTTGAAGGTTTTGACCTAGCCTGGTGTGAAGAGGCGCAGAGCCTTAGCCACCGATCCATAGAACTGTTGGTCCCAACAATCAGAAAGCCTGGCAGTGAATTGTGGTTCTCGTGGAACCCCGAGCAAGATGATGATCCTGTAGAGAGGCTATTCAACGACAACCCCGACGCCATTCTGGTACACGCAAACTATACAGAAAACCCCTGGTGCCCTGATGTAATGAGCAAGCAGGCCGAATGGCAACGCCGCGTTGACTATGAGAAGTTTGTTCATATCTGGCTGGGCGGCTATAACACGAAATCTGAAGCACAGATATTTGCCGGCAAGTGGCGTGTTGACGAGTTCGAGCCATGCGGGTCGTGGGATGGGCCATATCAGGGGCTGGACTTTGGCTTTGCCGCCGACCCTACGGCGTTTGTGCGCTGCTGGGTTAACGACAACACGCTGTACATAGACCAAGATTGCGGCCGAGCGGGGCTTGAGCTGGACGATACCGCCAAATACATAAAAGGCCACGAGCCGGAGGCCGGGCGGTATGCTATCCGCGCTGACTCGGCTCGCCCAGAGTCTATCAGCTACCTACGACGCCACGGCTTGCCGCGCATAGTCGGCGTGAAGAAATGGCCGGGAAGTGTCGAGGATGGTGTTGAGCATATAAAAGCGTATGATGATATCGTTATCCACGCCCAGTGCAGAGACATGCAGGAGGAGGCGCGTTTGTATAGCTACAAGACTGATAAGCGCAGCGGCGACATCCTCCCCAAAATTGAAGACACGAACAACCACCGCTGGGACGCAGTGCGCTACGCATTGGCGCCGCTCATCCGCAATAACGATCACGCAAAACGCTTTGCAGCCCTATCCAGCTAACAGGAGCAGCGAATGCCAACATACAAAGAAGATGGATACCGCTCCGCGCTGATAGGCAATAGCCGCCGGCGCAGTTTTGCTATCGACCCCGCCGAGCAGTACGCGCGCGGCGGCATTGAGGCGCGGGTGATTGACGTTCCGGCCGATGTGGCAATGTCGCGTGGCGTTAACATCGACGGCGATGACGAGCGTATCATCGAGTCTGAGCTTGAGCGTATCGACCTGGTGGGCAATATGTCCGAGGCGCTGCGCTGGGCCCGTCTTGATGGCGGTTCTGCCTTGCTGCTACTGACTGACACTGGCATGCTATCCGACCCGCTGCCCGACACCATCGGCAAGCTGAATGAGATCAATGTCATCGAGCTGCACCAGTTAACCGTGGCGCCGGGCGGCTATTACAACGACCCGACGCTATCCAGCTACGGCCAGCCTGAGTTTTACCAAGTACGCCCGGCCAACGTGGGCGGGCAGCAAAGTCAGGCGTACTTCATTGTCCACGAGTCCCGTTTGCTACCTGTGCGCGGCGAGAGCCTGCCGACGCGCATGAAGATGAGCGCCAGGGTGCCGTGGCAGGGCCGCTCCGCCGCCGATGCATCATTCGATACGATCAGCCGTTATCGCGAGTCGCTACGCCTGTCGATGGAAGTGCTCAAGCGTAAGCAACAAGCAGTGCACAAGATGTCTGGCCTGGCCGAGCTGATCCAGAACGGGCAGGAAGACTTGGTTCGCAAGCGTGTCGACCTGGTGGATGACGTGCGTAGCTTGATGAACGGCGTGGCAGTGGATGCCGAGGATGACTACACGGTCTACGACCAGGGCCTGTCCGGCATTCGCGAGCTGATTGGCGAGTTCCAGATAGCCGTGTCCGCCGATTCAGGCATTCCCGTTACCAGCCTGTTCGGCCGCTCTTCCGGCGGCCTGAATAGCACCGGCGAGGGTGATCTTGAGGGGTTGTATGACATGTGCGAGGGAATCCAGCGCACGTCGGCACAGCCCGCCATCGTTCGCCTGGTTGACGCCATTACCCGCCAGCGCGGTATCAACGCCCCCGACAAGTGGTCAGTCGAATGGCCGTCGCTCTGGACGCCCACTGATGCACAGCAGGCTGATACGCGCCTCAAGAACGCCCAGGCGATGAAAGCCGAAGCCGATAGCCGCATGATAGACCTGGACACCGGCACCGTTACCGGCGATGAAGTCCGCGATCAGCTGGCACGTGATGGGCTGTACGGGATGGAGATAGGCGATGGCGATTAAATTGCAGGAGCCGGTCGGTACTCGCAAGCGCTACGAAAAGGCGCTGAAGCGCTACGCCCGCCGCCTGCAGAAAGCCAGCAACGATATCCTGATACCCGAGGTGCCGCGCATCGTAGAGCTGGCGCAGCGATACCGCCCCGACGCCGCCGGGGCCCGTGCTGATGAGGAATCGTGGATAGAGATGCTGGAGCGGTTGCTGGAAGAAACGCTTGGCATTGTGACCAGCGTGCAAGAGGAACAGCTAGCTGCCGTTATCGGAAAAAACCGGCTAACCGCCGGCTCATCAATCTCTGCTATCGCCAAAGACGTAAGCCAGAACAGTGCTCGCCAGATAAGCAGGATCACCAAGTCACAGTACGGTGAGGCATATGGTGGTGCGGAACCTTGGCTGGATGATATACTCCTTGCATGGGAACGGGAGAACCTCAAGTTGATCAAAACCATACCCGAGCGCTATGTTGAGGATTTGCAGGGGACGATAGTCCGCGCAGTGAACAGCGGAAAATCTGCCACTGATTTGTCTGCTATTATCAAGGGCACCTATGACGTACCCGTCAAACGCGCCCAGCTTATTGCCAATGACCAGGTGGGCAAGCTGCACAGCCAGTTAGCTAAGACCCGGCTTCAGGCTATCGGCGTTAAAGAATACAAATGGCGCGGAATCATGGATGATAGGGAAAGGCCGGAGCACCGGGCACGCGAAGGAAAAACGTTCAAGTGGTCCGACCCGCCAAGCGACGGGCACCCGGGCCAGCCCATTCACTGCCGCTGCTACCCTGAGCCGGTGTTCCCACCCCGCGACGAGGCGAAACTCCAATGACTGTTAACCGATACGATCGCGTAGTGCTAAAGGCGCGATATGATGAAAACGGGTATCTGGAAGACTCACCGGTACTAACGCGTATCGGCGTGTTTAAGTACCTTGACGGAAAGGGCAATGAACGCAGTGAGCTACGCCGTGCCGATGACGTGTTCAACGCCGACTCGCTGGCCAGCTACCGCAACAAGCCCGTCACCAAAGGCCACCCCGGCAACGTCAACGCGAGTAACGTCAGCGGCCACCAGATTGGAACGGTCACCACCATCGGCCGACAAGACAGCGACAACGTGATAAGCGATATCGTGATTCATGACCCGCGCGTTATCAAGCAAGATGGCTGGAAAGAGCTCTCTGTTGGGTATAAGGTAGACCTGATCGAAGAAACTGGCGAGTTTAACGGGGAGCGTTACGATGCCATTCAAACCAACATCCGCGTGAACCATCTAGCGGTTGTGCCTTCGGGCCGGGCCGGTAACGCCCGCCTCAACTTAGACGCGGCTGATGCCGCAACACTCAATGACGACAAAGAGGTATATCCAACCATGGATAAAGTCCGTCTCGACAGCGGCATCGAATACGACGCCGCCCCCGAAGTGGCGCAGGCGTATAGCCAGTCTCGCGCTGACCTGAAAACCGCACAAGACAAAGCCGACGCTGAATCTGCCCGCGCTGATGCTGCCGACAAGGCCAAGGCCGACGCCGAAAAGCAGGTGGAGCAGGTGAAGCAGGACGCAGTTGAGTCTGCCCGCGCCCGCCTTAAGCTGGAAGCGGTAGCCAAGACGCACAGCGTAGAGGTCAAGCAGGATGCCAAGGACCGCGATATCAAAACCGCCGTGATCGGCGCCATTCGTGGCGACTCTGCCGACCTGGCAGAGAAATCCGACGCCTACATTGACGCCGCCTTTGACCTGGCTGCTGCCGACGGTGAAAAGCGCCACGATGACGCCGCCAACCAACGCGAAGCAGCCGGTGGCAACCGCAAAGACGCCGCGCCCCAAGCTAGCGCTAAATCCGCACGACAGAAAATGGCCGCCCGCATGCGTGGCGAGACCGTGGAGAACGCAAAATGAGCTATCCAATGGACAAAGCATTCGCAGGGCTCAAGGCTGATGCCGGCTTCGACCGCGTCGAGTCATTCCCCGCCGGTGCGGCTGTGCCGTTCGGCGTGGCTGTAGGCAAGAATGTCGATGGCGCAGTTGTCGCAGGCGCAGGAACCGCCGGCATCGTGGGCGTGGCACTACACACGCACACTCGCACCGATGGCTACGTACAGTACGACGATGTTTCAGTGCTGACTCGCGGCCTCGCGTGGGTGGTTGTTGACGGCACTGTAACCGACGGCGGCGCTGTTGATATTACTGCCGCTGGCGCATTCCAAGACACCGCCGCCGGCACCGCCTACCCGAACGCTGTGTTCCGCAGCGGCAAAGAAACCCTGAACGACAACACCACTCTGGCGCTTGTCGAACTGCACTCGCCCCTGGCGTAAGGATTACCACATGAATCAGCACATGAACTACGACGCGGGCGACCTCGCAGCCATCATGGAAGGTGGTGAGCGCCTGGGTATCGAGCGCCAAGACGAAGGAATCTTCCTCGCCCGTCAGCTCGACTACGTGAAAACCCGCATCTACGAGGTGGAAACGCCGAGCATGACCGGCCTGCAGCTGGTGCCAGTGTCCACCGAAGTGCCTGAGTGGGCGGAGTCGTTCACCTATCGGACTTTTGATGAGGTGGGTATGGCCAAGTTCATCAGCAACTACGCTGATGACCTGCCACGTGTCGACGTGATGGGCACGGAAGAAACCCTGAAGCTCAAGTCGATGGGCGACGCCTACGGCTACAGCCTCGACGAAATGCGCCTGGCTAACGCCATGGGCACCAATCTGCCCGAGCGCAAAGGCCGCGTGGCCCGACGTGCTATCGACCAGCTCATCAACCGGGTGGCGCTGGTCGGCGATACGCTGCATGGCTTCAGCGGCATCACCAACCACCCGAACCTGGGTACCACCTCGATCACCGGCAGCTGGACGGCTTCTGCCACTACCGGTAAGCAAATGCTCGACGACCTGCTGGCGCTGTACGACGGGGTTTCTGTACAGTCCTTCGACAACCACACGCCGAACACACTAGCCATCGCTCCGACTCGGCGCTCCGTGCTGGTGTCTACCCGTGTCAACACCAATGATAGCCAGACTGTGTGGCAGGCATTCACGTCCATCCATCCGGGCGTTACCATGCTGGCTTCAACCGAGCTTGAGGGCGCTGAAGGGGCCTCTACCACGATCATGTATGATCGCGACGTGGATAACCTGAGCATCGAGATTCCGCGCCCGTTCGAGCAGCTGCCGGCGGAAAAGCGCAACCTCGAGATGGTGATCGACTGCATCGCCAAAACGTCCGGCGTTGCCATCTATCGCCCGTTGGCACTGACTAAATCGGACGGAGTGTGATATGGCCACATACGTCAACAAGAGCCTGGGCGTAGTCAACGCGGGCGGGCAGTTTGCCGCCCCTGGCCAGACGCTCAACGTCCCTGATACAACCCCCGGTATCGAGCACCTTGTTCGTAAAGGCGTGCTCGTCAAGGCTGAGGCAAGCCCGTCCGCCAAGGTCAGCGAGAAGACGCAGGGGGTGAGCCCGTCCACAAAGACTGGTCGAAAGGCAGACTGAACCGGGGGCTGCGGCCCCTACTTATTGAGGATTCGCCATGGCACAGTACGTAGAAGTCACCGACGTTGATGCCACGCTGGGAACAGGCTGGGCGCTCGAGCCCGACAAGGCGCGATACGTAGCCATGGCGAATGCCTACTTATCGGCGCTCCATGTGGGACTGCCCGACCCTGTACCGGATGACATTATTCTCGCTGGATCAGAACTGGCGGCAGCAGCGGCAGATGACCTTCTCTACGCCCAAAGCACCGAGGGCGAGATGACCAGCAAGAAGGTCAAGGCTGGCAGTGCATCGGTTGAAAAGTCGTATGCCGAAACCTCCGGCTCAAGCGTCCTGCCAGCACGCGTGCAGTTCGCCCTTGCGCTAGTGGCGGCTTATCAGGCTCTCCCGATGGGGATCACGGTCGGCTATGGTGACATCTATGGGCTCGCGTAGTGATATCCAGACGGAGCTTGCCGAGGCATTCTCGAACGATGAAGAGCTGGGCCAGGCGTATCACACCTTTAGCGCTAAGCGCATAGTGCCGGGGAGTTACGACCCAGCAACCGGCACCACCACCAACACCGTGACCAACTACATCGGGAGCTACTGGCAGGACGCCTTTACGTTTGCTGAGCTTGAGACTATCGACCTCGATAGCGCTGACCTCAAGATCGGTATTCTCGCCAACGTCACGACCGAGTATCCTGAAGTAGATGACACGCTCACGCTGGATAGCGGTATCACTGCACGGGTTATGTCGGTGAAGCCTGACCCGCTAGAAGCCACGCTTTCCGTTCGACTGAGGGTTAACTGATGGCCAATGGATGGAGCAGGCCGCTGTCCGGATTCACTGACATGGTGCGTGAGGAAGAGCTGGCACGCCTGGTTGATATGGCTGAGCATCATGCGCGCGGCGTTATCTATGGGTCGCCGATAGACACCAGCCGCTTCCTCAGCAACAACAACTTCTCGATCAACAAACCCGACGAGAGCTTCGACGAGAGCAAGCGCGACGTATCACGCAGCGCAACGCTGGCCAACGCCCGGCTTGCCATGGCATCATTGAAATACGGTGATGTGTTCTATGTCGTCAACACTACGCCGTATGGTGAGGCGCTGGAGTACGGACACTCTAATCAGGCACCGCACGGCATCTTCCGACTGGCAGCTAACAACGCTGAGGAGTACGCCAGGCGATGATGGGATTCGAGGATATTCGTGCGGCGGTTGAGGTCCACGCGACTGATTGGCAAGACGCACCGCTGGATATTGATGGCGTGCCAAAGGGGGCGGCGCTACAGGCCGCCATCAGCGCCAATGAGACTTGGTGCCGGCTTACGATTAACCACGGCGCAAGCATTACCGCTGGTATCGGCTCCGCGCCTTGTGTTCGCCGCACGGGGATAATTGACATCCAGGTTTTCACGCCTGAGCATAGCGGCTCCCGCCCTGCCGCCGTAATCGCCGACTCGCTGGCCGAACACTGGGAATACTATTTAGATGGCGATCTTGAAAC